GATCCAAGCTCCCACCACAGTTCACAGACGCATCCGTGACCATATTCACCAACAAGAACAATCCTCAGATTCGGCTCAACTTCAAGGATCTGTTCCCGACTACGCTAGGTGGAATCATCTTCTCGTCGTTAGACTCTGCCGAAAACATCATCACCGCAGATGCGGCATTCAGATATTCCTATTATAACATCGAAAGAATTTGATTTTCCTATCAGAGTGTGATATCATTATGATATGTTTTTGATGAGGATTTGAAATGGCAAACTATGAAGCTCCTGCTCTCGAAAAAGTAATCGGTGAATGGGAAAACGATGCGAAGGTGGATACGACGGATCCCGGCAAGGAAATGATCCGCATCCCGTTACTTCACGCTAAGTATAATAAGTATCTCTCGCTCCATAAGCTTGCCAAGGCGCGGCGTGAGGCTGACCTCTACAAGCTGCGTAAACAGAAGTGGATGTATTACAGTGGTAAGATGACCCAACAGGAACTCTCCGAATTGGGTTGGGAGCCATTCGCGTTCCTTCTCAAGTCAGACATGTCGATCTTCATGGATGGTGATCTTGAGATTCAAAAGGTAGGCGCACAGATTACACTCCACGACGAGGCTGTGTCTTTCTGCACTTTCGTAATGAAAGAACTCAACAACCGCACATGGCAGATGAAGGAATTCATGGCGTGGGAGAGGTTTGAACGCGGACAATAATGACTGATATCAAGATTGAGCAAATCGACAACGTATGGGCGCGTGTAGTATGTGAAGATTCGACAGCACAAGAACTCTCGGAGTTCTTCACCTTTGCTGTTCCCGGCGCACACTTCTCACCACAATACAAGAACAAGTATTGGGATGGGAAGATTCGCCTATTCTCGACAAAGACAAAACGGATCTACGCAGGCTTGATAGAATATGTCAAGGAATTTGCGAAGATCAACGACTACACCTATTCGTGGACGATCCTCAAGGGTGATGTTTGTCTACTTCCCAAGCAGGAACATATCCAAGAATACAACCTGCCGCTCAAACCACACGACTATCAGTACGTAGGATTTCTTCATGCGCTGAATAATAAGCGTTCGGTGATTGTCTCGCCCACCGCATCGGGCAAGTCCCTAATCATCTACATGATATCTCGCTGGCTCATAGACAACGGCAAGAAGCGCGGACTCTTGATCGTGCCGACGACCTCCCTAGTAGAACAGATGTATGGTGACTTCAAATCCTACGGCTGGAACGTAGAGGAAAACTGTAATCGGGTCTACTACGGCAAGGATAAGTTCAAGGACGTTCACTTGACTATCTCTACGTGGCAGTCGATCTATGATATGCCTAAGCCGTATTTCAAGGCATTCGACTTCGTGATCGGTGACGAGGCTCATCAATTCAAGGCAGAATCACTCAAGAAGATCATGACCGGACTGGTCAACTGCGACTACCGTATAGGAACTACTGGCACACTGGACGGATCCAAGGTCAACAGACTGGTACTGGAAGGACTGTTCGGACCAGTGAAGCAGATTTCGTCCACAAAGAATCTGATGGGCAAGCAACTGGCTACCTTGAGTATTGAGTGTGTTGTTCTCAAATATCCAGAAGAGGTATGTAAGTCCGTCAAGGGATTCGACTATGTATCGGAAATGGATTTCCTGATCAGCAATCCGCTACGGAACAACTTCATTGTGAATCTCGCGGGCGTTCGCAAGGGTAACACACTCGTCCTATATACCTATGTGGATAAGCATGGTAAAGTGCTGTATGATCTGATCAAGACCAAATTTCCGAATCGCAAGGTGTTCTTCGTGTGTGGAGATACCGAAGCACTAGACAGGGAGAAAGTTCGACACATTACTGAATGCCAAACAGATGCCATCATCGTCGCCTCTTACGGGACATTTTCTACAGGCACCAATATTCGCAATCTACACACTGCGATTCTTGCTTCTCCTAGCAAGTCAAAGATACGAGTTCTACAGTCTCTCGGAAGGATCCTGAGACTAGGTGATAACAAGACTTCTGCGACCCTGTTCGACATTGCTGACGACCTACGCTATAAATCATACATCAATTTCACGTTGAAACACTACGAAGAACGGATCAAGATTTACAATGAGGAAAAGTTCAACTTCAAAACTCATAACATAGGACTAGGCAAATGAACCCACTAGAACTTGTCTTTATCAAACTACACAACGGGGATGATATCGTTGGATATCTTCTCGACAAGACTGATCCTCACACCCACCACCATATCGGCAGACCTCTTCACATCCATATCGAAACAGACATGTCTAACGGCAGACAGATGATTGAAGTGGAACCGATGTTGCCACCTATTCTAATTGAGTTAGATAGAATCTCTATTCCTGTAGATGATGTTAATATCATGACACCAATTAGAGATTCTTTTAGAGAAGAACTTGATGATGTAATCAAGTATTTTTACTCAGTGAAACCCATAGCAAGGAAGCCTGTGACTAAGAACGATAACAATATCGTTCCATTTATCGGTAAGGATTCCTCTAAGATTCACTGATTTCTTATTTACCCTTTCACTGCTACACAGTGGATTGTACACACATTCGGAGGCTTTGTCAAATCATTATGGCTAGAACTAACTACATTGATAATAAATTGTTCTTAAAGGAAATCGTTGCCTACAGAAAGGCGGTCAGAAAAGCAAAGCGCGATGGTGAGCCAAAGCCTAGAATCCCCGAATATGTCGGTGAGTGCTTCATGAAGATTGCGGAGAACCTGTCCCACAAACCCAACTTCCTTTCCTACACCTTTCGCGACGAAATGAAGTCCGACGCAATCGAAAACTGTGTGATGTATGCCGATAACTTTAACCCTGCTAAGTCTAAGAATCCGTTTGCTTATTTCACCCAAATAGTGTATTATGCATTCTTAAGGCGCATTCAACGCGAGAAAAAGCAGTTGTATGTGAAGTATAAGTCTACTGAGCTACATGGTATCTTGGACGACTTTGACCAGATGGAGTCTAGCGACGGCATGACCCGGCAATTCGAAATGTACGACAACATCAGTGAGTTCATCCAGAACTACGAGGATGCGCGTGCGAAGAAGAAACTGAAAGCCAAGCTGAATCTAGAGAAGTTCATTAGTGAGGATTGACGATGGCGACCAGAAAGAAGGCGAAGAAAGTGAAGTTGTTCCGCGAAGAATATCAGGTGGATATCATAGAGTCGGAACGCGGTTGGGGTAGCAAGGTTGACGAGAAGAAATTCTTCACATCCCTCAAGCGTGCTGAAAATTTCGTGGCGAAGTACAACGGAAGGAACAACGAACCTGTAGTTCCGGCGTGGTATATGTACGCCGCCGCGCCCCGCAAGGTCATGCGCGAGGTTGAGGACGACGAATGAAGGTCGCCATTCTCGGGGACACGCATTTCGGAATGAGGAATGATAGTGCTGCGTTCAATGCGCTGGCACGAAAGTTCTATACGGAAGTGTTCTTTCCATACCTGAAAGATAACGGCATCAAGACCGTGATTCAGCTAGGCGACCTATTCGAACGGCGCAAGTTCATCAACTTCAACATTCTGGCGAGTGCGAAGGAATACTTCTTCGACCCTATACGGGATAATGATTATACTCTCCATGTGTTGATCGGCAATCATGATATCTTCTTCCGCAACACCCTTAGTGTCAACTCTCCACGATTGCTCCTGAGTGAATACGATAACAATATCCACATCATCGAAAGTCCAAAAAGCATCGACTTCATGATGTATCCTGATAAGCCGGGATTGATGACCATAGATTTCATCCCTTGGATATGCGAAGAGAACAGGGCAGAGGTTGAGGAATTCATCAGCAAATCAAAGAACTCATTCTGTGTCGGACACCTTGAGCTAGCCGGATTCGAAATGGATCGTGGTAATTGGTGTCATGAGGGGATGGATGTTTCTCTTTTCAGCCGGTATGAGCAAGTCGTATCTGGACATTTTCATCACTCTTCCCGCAAGGGAAACATCCTGTATGCGGGTGTTCCAAATCAGATGACATGGGCGGATTGGAACGATCCGAAAGGATTCTGGATTCTCGACACCGTTACTCGCGAACTGGACTTCATAGAGAATCCACACTCGATCTATGTGAAGATCCCATACAACGACGACGAACTCTATTTTGACGATGTGACCAAACACGACTTCACCGCATATACCGGCAAGTATATCAAGGTGGTCGTAGTCAAGAAAGGCAATGCGTTTCTGTTTGAGACATTCATGGAACATCTAGGCAAGGCAAATCCTATTGATGTAACCGTTGTGGAAGATTTCACCGATGTTTCTCTACCGGGATCCGAAGAGGATATCAATCAGGCTGACGATACCATGAGCATCATCGACAAGGTGGTGGATGGACTCGAAATAGAGTTGGAGAAGTCACGCTTGAAGAGGATACTGAGGGCAGTGTACACAGAGGCACTTGCTGTAGAATCATGATTATTTTCGAGACTATTCGCTGGAAAAACTTCCTCTCAACAGGGAATGGCTTTATTGAAATCAAGCTAGACCAGCATCCTAACACCCTGATCGTCGGTGAGAATGGTGCTGGTAAGTCAACCATCATGGATGCGTTGACCTTTGCTCTATTCGGCAAGCCATACCGCAACATCAACAAGCCACAGTTGGTCAATTCGATCAATGGTAAAGAGGCTGTTGTCGAAGTAGAATTCACTATCGGTAGTAAGAAGTATCTGATTCGCCGTGGGATCAAACCCAACCTGTTTGAGATTTACACATTCTCCCATGGCGCGACCGAGTGGATCCTGATGAATCAGGATGCTCGCGCCAAGGATTATCAGGACATGCTAGAGCGCATGATCCTCAAGATGAACTACAAGTCATTCACTCAGATCGTGGTCTTGGGTGCCGCATCGTTCACCCCATTCATGCAACTTTCGGCTGCGGATCGTCGGGCTGTCATCGAAGACCTTCTCGACATTCAGATTTTCTCCAACATGAATCAGGTCGTCAAGAACAAGCTACAGGTTCTCAAGGAAGAGATGGCTGAACTCAAGATTCGTCTTGAGAGCATCAAGGAAAAGATCGCACTCCATAGAAAGCACATTGAGGAGTTGAAGAAGAACAATCAGGAAATGATAGAGGCAAAGCGGCTTGAGGTTGCGAACTCCAAGCATATGATCGTGGAACTGGAAACCAAATCAAGGGAAATCCAGACGAAGATCACAACCCTCAGTACACAGATTGTGGACGAGGCGATGCTGCGGAAGAAGAACCTCATGTTGACCTCTTATGAAACTAAGATAGATAGTAACAAGAGGAAGATCGAAAAAGAAGTTGAGTTCTACAAGGACAACGATCATTGTCCGACTTGTAAGCAGGGCATACAGCCTGAGTATAAGGAGTCTCGGATCCACGAATGTACCACAAAGGTTGTGAAGCTGGACGAGGGACTTGATAAGCTACAGGAAGAACAGAATGAGGTTATCTCCCGACTTGCTGGATTTGCTAAAATCGGCTCAGAAATTGTCGCTCTTGGAAAAGACCGCGATAGTAATGATTCTTCCGTTGTTCACACTCGACGTTACATTGATATTCTTGAATCGGAGATTAGCAAGCTTAGTGGATCTAGGGTACTCTCTAGTGACACCGAAGACCAATCAAGACTCCTCTTCGACGAACTCACCACCCATATCGAAAGTCGAAAAAACGCCACAGAAGAAAGAACATACCTAGATGTAGCGGCTCAGTTGTTGAAAGATGGTGGAATCAAGACCCGCATCGTTCGGCAGTATCTACCTATCATCAATAAGCTGGTAAACAAGTATCTGGCGTCCATGGACTTCTTCGTGAACTTTACCATTGACGAAGAGTTCAAGGAAATCATCAAGTCGAGGCATCGTGACGATTTCTCATATGAGAATTTCTCGGAAGGTGAGAAACAGAAGATCGACTTGGCATTGCTGCTAACATGGCGAGCAGTCGCCCGACTCAAGAATTCTGTCAGCACAAACCTGTTGGTTTTGGATGAGACATTCGATTCAAGTCTGGATATCAAGGGAACTGATGCGCTGCTGGATATCCTACATGCGTTGCCCGACAACACCAATGTATTCGTCATTTCACACAAAGACCAGTTACACGACAAGTTCAACCATAGCATCCGGTTTGAGAAGAAAGCCAATTTTTCGAGGATAGTACCATGAGTATTTCAGGCAACAGAAAAGTCCGATTCATCGACGGTGAGATAGTCGAGTATGAGATTATGCCGCTGGTGGATCAATACAATCCCATCCTGCGCCAGCCAACAGTCAACGTCGGCTTTGAGCATATCTCTGGTGGTGAGGTTGCGTATCTGGCAATGTCCCTTATGGAATCCCTGAATCACCATCAGGGTCTAGGGCTGTCGGCTAATCAGGTTGGGTTGAAGCACCGCATGTTTGCCATGAACCGCAAGGAACTGAATAAGATTTGGTGCCTGATCAATCCGATTGTTCTCTCTGTCTCTACGAACAAGGTCAAGACGAAGGAAGGTTGTCTCTCGTTCCCGAATCTGTTCATCGAAATCGAAAGACCGGATTGGGTTGAGATTGGTTTTCAGGCAGTCAACGGCGAAAACCTGAAACAGAAATTCGAAGGCATCGAAGCGACCGTCGCACTTCATGAGTTGGATCATCTAAACGGGATTTGTTTTACGGACAAGATTTCGCCTCTTAAGCTTGATATGATGAAAAGACGCTCGAAAAACATGCTGCGGCGGATCAAGCGTGCGCCGACAACCGTAAGTCCTTGATTCTAGACGGGTTTCTAGGCTTGCTTTCTGTTGAGGAACCTGTCATACTGGTGACACAGTAGGAAGTATATGTCACCTAGCCTCTCAGTCACCAAAGAAGTCCTCGCGAAATTGCTCGCGGGTGAAAATCTCACGGTAGTCCACGATTCCAAAATCAAGACTGCCATGTTTGATACGCAGGCTCGCGTCCTCATGCTTCCTATTTGGGAAGTCATGGACGGGTGGCTTTACGACCTTTTGACGGGTCATGAATGCGGTCACGCACTCCATACACCGGCTAAAGAGTGGGGTGCGGCAATTGACGCGCATCCGAAGAATCGCACATTCAAAGACTGTATGAATGTGATCGAAGATGCGCGAATCGAAAAGAAGATCAAGCGCACCTATCCCGGTTTGAATAAGTCGTTTTCAATCGGCTACCGGGATTTGTTCAACCGAGATTTCTTCGGTGTCCTTGAACTCAAGGATTACAGCAAACTCAATATCATTGACCGAATCAATCTGTATTTCAAGGTTGGTTCGTTCGTCATTCTTCCGTTCTCGGATGAAGAGCGTGCCATTGTTCGCGATATCACTGACGCGGAGACTTTCGCGCAGGTTCTTGACCTGACTGAGCGAGTGATGAAGATCGCGAAGAAGGAAGAGAAGGAAAAGGAAAAGCAGATCGCGAATCTTGACGACTTGACCGAAGAATTGCTCAAGCAGTTCTCGGATAAATTGCCAGCCGATTCGGATGATTCGTCGGATGATTCCGGCGAGCCGAGTGAGTCGAAGAGCGAAAAGAAAGCCGACAAGTCCGACGCTGGCGACGATAAAGACGGCGCGGATGCGAAGGATGGCAAAGAGAAGTCCAAGGAAAAGGGCAAGGGCAAGAGCGGCGATAAGCCTGATAAGAGCGACGAAAAGGGCGAGGGTGCCGGTAAGGAAAAGTCCAAGGAAAAGGGCAAGGAAAAGTCCAAGTCGAACAGTGGTTCGACTGAGGGCGGCGAAGACAGCGGCGATAGCAGCAATGATATCGAATCTGTTACGGATCGCAATTTCCGGCAGCATCAGGAAGAGTTGGTTCAGGAAGGTATGGAAATCCATACCTATTCGTTCCCTAAGCCGAAGCTCGAAAACATCATCGTCCCGGCGAATGTAGTCACCGAGCGTTTCTTCGCTTGCCTGACTTCAGCAAATCCGAAGGGCGTGCCGATGGTCAAGACTTGCGTTGACAAATTCAACAGGATCAACAAGCGTTATATCGCCATGCTGATCAAGGAATTTGAAATGCGCAAGAATGCTCGTCAGTTTGCGCGAACCACTACGGCTCGCACTGG